TGAATTACAATACATTATACAGTCATACGATACAGCATTTAGTAAAAAGGAAACAGCAGACTATTCTGCAATTACGACATGGGGTATATTTACTCCTACAGAAGGTGGAGGACCAAACATAATATTATTAGACGCGAAAAAGGGTAGATGGAACTTTCCTGAACTAAAAGAAAAAGCACAGGAAGAATATAAGTACTGGGAGCCAGAGGTTGTACTAATCGAGGCCAAAGCGTCCGGGTTACCACTTACACACGAATTACAAAAGGCTGGCATACCAGTTATTAACTTTACACCGTCAAAGGGAAATGATAAACATTCAAGAGTGAACAGCGTGGCACCGCTGTTTGAATCTGGTGCAGTATGGGCACCAAGCGATAGACGTTGGGCAGAGGAAGTCATAGAGGAGTGTGCTGCATTCCCCTTTGGCGATCATGACGATTACGTGGATAGCATGACGCAAGCATTAATGCGATACCGTCAAGGTTATTACGTTGAACTAAAGGACGACTTTGCTGATGAACCAACAAATGCAAACTACAGAAGAAAATACTACTAAGAACTTTTACTTAGGCGGTTTTAACATAGGGCTTGATCCAGATGATCAAATGGAGCTTAATCAAGCACTAGCAAAAAACACGTCTGATTTAGCTAAAGGTGCTGTGCAAACTGGCGTAGAGACTGTTGGTATTGCAAACGCATTAGTAGATGCGCCACTAAATCAAGGCACAAGAGATAGCGACTACTATGGTCCTATAGACGGTTTTAATAGAATTTTTAGTAATGCATTAGGTTACAGTGGTGACCAAGAAGCGTTAAGTGGTATAACTATTCCTAGAGAAGAATATTTATCTAATCCTAGATTTGTAGAACATATGGCAGATCTAAATAAATACAGTGAATTTGATGCAGCAAGAGCGATTAATCCTGAATTTGGAAACGCCGTAAAAATTGCTCAACAAACAGGTAACATAGAAGCTCGTACATCGGTTTTTAATAAATTAAGAGATGAAGCAATTTTAGATGAAGATTTAGCACAACAATTATTAGATTTTAAAAATCAAACATGGCGTATAATGTCATTTGATGACAACCAAGAAAATATAATAGTAAACAAATTACCACAAGTAGATGAAGGTTTATTTGGAATTGATCTTACATTAGATCCTTATTTTTCTAAAAAGGGTGATCTTGTATTACCAGGCGAAGGTGTATTTGGTATGCGTGATGGTAATTTGGTTCAACTAGCATCTTCTGTAAGCAGACCACTTGATGAAATGTTGATAGAAGGTAACCCAGGTGCAGAGTTTGTAGCAAAAAATGTTACTGATAAAATTGCTTTTCAAGGACCTGAAATGTTACCACCAGAGGGAAGTGGACCTATGTACATGTTACCAATGATGGCTGGTATGGTTACAGGTGTAGGTGTTCCTGCAGCAAAAGGAATAATGGCTGCTGGACGTACTGCTATGAGAACAAAACCTGCTGTAACAAAACAAAGAAAAGAACCATATTTATACGAAGGTATATTAAGCAATATAAAATAATGCCTAATCCAACAGTATTAAAAAATTTAAAAAACATAGGACGTGTTGATAACATTGATGATGTGGCGTCAACTAATTACACAGGTGTAGATGATGTAGCGTCAACTAATTACACAGGTGCAGATGATGTGCTATACACAGGTATATATAATAGTTTAGTAGATGCTGGAAAAAATCCTGAAGAAGTAAAACATTTTTTACACAGCCAGTTTTATCCATACGAAGGCATGGGCATAGAAGGTTTAGAACCAATACAAAAAATTAAACAGAAGGTAAATGAAGATTTAGAAATGGGTAATATAGATTTAATTGGTGATAAACGTGTTGATACTGCTGATAATTTATACAACGTTGAACGAAAAACAGATTTAGATGCCGTTATTGCAGGAACTATGCCTGTAAAAGACTTTAAATCTAAATACATGAATACTGATTTTTTTAGCACTGCTGATAGAAACTATGCAGCTCAAACACTAGGCCTAGAACCTAATAAAGTTTCTGAACGAACTTTAAAACCAATTGTTTCTATGAGCGAAACTAAAAAAACACAATACCAAGCTGGAGTTTATGATGATCCTAAAATAAAAGAAAATATTTCTAAAGGCACTGCAAAAGCAAAACGTGACGCAGCAGATAAAATTCTTGGCATGTTAGAATATAATCCTGATATGGCAACTGCAACTTTTATAGATAATATCACTGATCCTGCAGTAAAAAATTTAGTTAAAAAAGAATACCCAGAATTATATACTGGTAAAAAACAAAATTTTAAAACTAAATACGAAGAAAAAGCTTTTAAAGAAGGAATTAAAAAATTAAATCCTAATTACCAATATGACCGTGGTCATTTAATACAAATGGGGTTAAAGGATTTATTTAAAGGTGATGATGTAGAGTTTCCTAAATTTCCAACAGAAAATACGTTAAATAATTTTCATGATAATTTAAATTCATTTATTAATAATGCACAAACAAAAAGAAAAGATTTAATAGAAGCTGAGGATTTTGAACAGGTAAAAGTTATTGATGGTAACATTAAAGAAGTTAAATTAATGGTAACTGATTTGTTATTAGAGTCACCAATAAAAGGACAAAAGAAAACTGATATAATTTCACCTTATCCTGAAGGTGCAACCATGCAAGTTAAAATGAATATATTTATGGAAAAACTTCCAGATGCACTATCTAAATATCCAAAGATAAAAGAGAAATTTAAAAAATTACGTGCTGATACTGGTCTTAAAAAAGGTGGTTTTGTGCCTAAAATGTCATATGGCGGTGATACAACACAATATAATAGGCAAGAAAACCCTAATGAGGTACAAGTAGCCATGGCATTTCCTAAAGGTAACCCGTTTAAAATTAAAGATCCACCTGATTTAACAACAGATTTTGGCGCTGACACGCTAAAATTACCCTCTTCAGGCGTAAAAAACGTAGATGTGACAGAAAATGTAGCTCCAGTTAACCCAAATTCAATTTTTTTCTTTAAATCAGACCAGATTTTAGCAAATGCGCCTATGAACAAGGCACAACCACAACAATGGCTTAATTATTTAAAAAAACAAGGCGTTTCTCCAACAGAATTAGACGAATTTGGCTTACAAAACGTAATAATGAACTTAGGAGACTATGATCCTGCCTCTGGAAAGTACAATAATACTAAACCAATATCTAAAAACGATTTACTTAACGTTTACAAAAACGAAAAACCAGTTTTAACGTACAATATTAAACAAGTAGAGCCTTTTGAAAAAGGTATGAAAGATTTTAGAGTTTTTTTAGGCCACACTAATAGATACAACAACCAAACAGATATAGAACAAATAAGAGAGTTAAAAAACAAACCTGCAGATCTTGCAGGTGATAATATGCGTCAAAAAATAGGTACAATATTAGATTCAGAGTATGATTCTTGGGATGCTATGTCAAAAGACATAGAATTTGTAATAAATGACACTTATAAAAAATTTTACGGTGTAGATAATGTAATTACAAACGGCGTTGGCGACGAAGTTGTACCTTTTTATTCAAAAGTAGTTTTAGATAAGTTTAAACGTTTAAAAGACGGAGAAGGTTTTTACATGTCTAAAGATAATGTTAGACATGGCGGTGCACAGTTTTTAAAGGGTGGAACTAACTACATAGAGGTGCCATTTACATTTAATGCACAAAAAGGTAGTAAACGTGCAGCAGAGCCTAAGTATACTTACGGTGATGGGCATTTTGCAAATGAAGCTGGTAACAATCCTTTTATGTGGTTTAGAGCCTCGGAGCGCGTAGATGAATCCGGTAGACGTGTATTGTTTATAGAAGAAATACAGTCTGATATGCACCAGCAAGTGCAACAAAAAGGCAGTAAATATGCAGCGAGGGCCGATGCCCCAGGTCAAAAAGATATGGCTTATCTTAATGACAGAAAAGCTACATTGACTACTGAGTTAGAAAAAGTAAGCGATCAAATTGATAAAATTACAAATCATACTGACCCATCTGCTGCAACCATATTAGAAAGATTAAAAACTAAGAGAACTTTCATTAGAAACAACTTAAATCTGATAAATGACCAAATGGCAAAGGTTACTAATACAGAAGGGTTTCCACAAGGACCATTTAAAAAATCTGAAAACCAAGCAAAAGTTGCAATTAAAACAGCTATAAATTTAGCAAAGAAAGAAGGATTTGACGGCGTTGCAATGGTTACAGGGAAAGCTAAAAACACCGGTGCAAATGCAAGTGGAGCTAATGCAAAAGGTAATATAGGTTTTTATGATAATATTGCTAGCAAAGCCATGAAAGTAACAGCAAAAAATTTAGACCTTGATTTTTCTGCTACAAACATTAAAGATGGTGACGGTAATACGTATGCAAAAATACCTTTGATAACGTTTGATAAAGCTACAGATACTAAACCAGTAGAAATATACAAGAAAGATGGTGGATATATACATTACCCCTCTTTTGTTGATGTTGTCTCACCATTATGATAGGATAAACTATGGCAAAACCAAAAACTAGACCAGTCGCTGCCAGCACAATAGAAAAAGCAATTGACGCACTTGCAACAGCAGGTGTTGATGTTGGCGCAAATGAAACAGCACAAGAAATTGATGTAGATAGAGGCGTAAATTTTGATGCTGATTTTCAAATTATGGAAGATGGCAGTGCAGAACAAATAACAGATCAAACACAAATAGATCAAACACAAGTACCTTTTGATGCAAATTTAGCTGACTTTATAGAAGAAGATGAGTTAAGAAAATTTGCAGATGACTTAACAAGTTCTTTTGACTCAGATAAAAATTCTAGAAAAGACTGGGAAGACACTTACACAAAAGGTTTAGACATGTTAGGTTTTAAATACGAGGACAGAACACAGCCTTTTGAAGGTGCTAGTGGTGTTATACATCCATTGTTAGCAGAATCAGTTACACAATTCCAAGCGCAAGCATACAAAGAATTATTACCACCTGGTGGACCAGTTAATACAGAAATAGTTGGTGAGATTACACCACAAGTAGAACAACAAGCTAAACGTGTAAAAGATTACATGAATTATCAAATTACACACATTATGAAAGAATATGATCCTGACATGGATCAATTACTATTTTATCTACCATTATCAGGATCTGCATTTAAAAAAACATATTACGATGCAGGATTAATGCGTCCTGTGTCTAAATTTGTTTCAGCAGAAGATTGCGTTATAAATTATGGTGCAGCATCATTAGAAGATGCAATAAGAATTACACATGTTACAAAAGTTGATGGCAACACTTTACGTAAACAACAAGTAAGTGGATTTTACAGAGATGTAGCAATTACATCAGGAAGTGTAGATTTAAACAGTGATGTAACAGATAAGGTAGATGAATTAGAAGGTTTATCACCAGACAATAACGCAGGCGATGACGAGCATACATTATTAGAAATGCATGTCGACGCAGACGTTCCAGGTTTTGAAGATGAAAGTGGCATTAAATTACCATACATTGTTACAATAGACAGACATTCTTCTACTGTTTTATCCATAAGAAGAAATTATTCAGAAAATGATCCAACAAAATCTAGAGTAGATTATTTTACACATTATAAGTTCCTCCCCGGATTAGGCTTTTATGGATTTGGCTTGATTCACATGTTAGGTGGGTTGTCAAGAACTGCAACAAGTGTTTTGCGACAGTTAATTGATGCAGGTACTCTTGCCAATCTACCAGCAGGATTTAAAGCACGTGGCATGCGTATACGTGATCACGATCAACCTTTACAACCAGGAGAGTTTAGAGACGTTGACGTAACAGGACAATCTATAAAAGAATCTTTATTACCACTACCATACAAAGAACCATCACAAGTGTTATTTGCATTGTTAGGTTTCTGTGTTGACGCTGGTAAATCATTTGCTGCAATAGCAGACATGAAAATGGGTGAAGGTAATCAACAAAACCCTGTTGGCACAACATTAGCATTATTAGAACGTGGCACAAAAGTCATGAGTGCAATACACAAAAGATTGCATTATGCACAAGCAACAGAATTTAATTTATTAGCAAAATGTATACAATTATTTTTACCGCCAGAATATCCATACATGGTAAAAGGTGGAAACAGATTTATAAAACAAACTGATTTTGACGAACGTGTAGATATATTACCTGTATCTAATCCAAATATATTTTCTATGTCACAACGTGTTATGTTGGCACAACAACAATTGCAATTAGCAATGGCTAATCCTGCATTACATAATTTACGTGAAGCATATAGAAGAGTATACCAGGCATTAGACGTAGACAATATAGATGCATTATTAAAACCAGATCCATCACAACCAAAACCTATGAGTCCTGCTATGGAAAACTCTGTTGCCATGCGTGGCCAACAACCAAAAGCTTTTCCACAACAAAATCACAAAGCACACATAGATACACACGCGGAATTTATGTTTACACGTATGGTGCAAATTAATCCACAGCTGTACGCTATGATGCAAGCGCACGTAATGGAGCACATAGGATTAATAGCTGCATTGCAAGTTGAAGACGAAATGAAAGAACAAAACATGCAAATGCAACAAATGGCACAACAAGCACAACAAAATCCACAAATGGGACAACAGTTACAACAAGCACAACAAGAATTTATGCGTGTTAAAGAATCTCGTATTTCTGAATTAGAAGCAGAAATGATAAAAGAGATGGCAAAACAAGAGCAAGAAAAAGCTGGTAACATGACTCAAGATCCTCTTGTAAGATTAAAACAACAAGAAATTGATTTAAGAGCAGTTGAATTAGCAGCAAAACAAGAGCAAGAAGACAATAAGATTATGGCTAACATTGGTATAGAAGCAGAAAAATTAGATCTTGCTAGAGATCAAATGAAATCCAAAGGCGAAGAAGTTGTCTTTAAAGAAGGATTGAAAGCTGTTGCAGAGTCTGATAAACAAACTATTGAAGACATAAAAGAAAACATGGAAACTTTGCGAGAAGATCGTAGATTGCAAAGTGCAGAAAAACTTGCTACATTAAACAAAGGTAATAATGGACGACAAACTGACGACAATTAGTAGAGCTATGCAAAATTTAGACAAAGCAGCCAGATTAGAAATCAAAACTGAAGAAGATAAATTATTGATTGCAAGTGCGCTAATGGCTGTTACAAGGAATCTTTATATTGAAACTATTGGTGCCGATGATACGGCCCATGTGTTTGCTAGTGTTGCAGATAGCTTTTTTATGGAAGATATTTCGCATTACGTAAACAAACCAACGATACATTAGGAGGTAACATGAATTTATTAAAAGATTTATGGGCACATCTAAAAGAGTGGAGTGATTGGGGCATGAAAGACTG